ATAGTGCGCTGGCGAGCGCATAAACAGTTTGAGTCCGGACGCGCTGATGGCGCTGGTGTCGGCGTGGTATTCGGCGTTATTCACTTTTCATCCCCTTTTGTCATCGCCCGCAGCGCTTCTTCCGCAGTGCCGAGCATCAGTTTTGCCGCGTCTTGCGCGACGGATTCATAAAATGCGGCGCGTTCCTGTTCGGTGCCGCCGTAGATGCGCGCATCATCCAGCAGACTGGCGGTGATTTTTGCCAGCCGGTGGACATGCCGAAGCAGATCCACAGCCGGGTGTTCGCCGGGAATGTGTGGCGGGAATACGTCATTGAACCGTCGCGCCATTTCCTGAATGTTAGGTGAGGTCATCGCGGCCACCCTTCCAGTCAATCAGCATCACCGCGCCGACAATCGCAGCCAGCAACACCCAGCCAAACGCCACGCCATGCCGGACGAACATCCAGCCCATGCCGAAGCCCAGCGCCGACGCGAGAATCCACGCCAGCAGGACCAGAATGATTGTTTTCATTACAGCTCCCCTTTACGGATTGCGTCAGCGTGATCTTCAGCGGCGCACAGGACGCCTTCTTTGTGGGCTGCGATGGTCAGTTCCGCAATTGCATCCATCATAGACTTGCAGTCGTAAATCAATTCGCTGATGTCGTCGCCCTTTGGCGTCAGCACCTGCTCAATCTCGGCGATTTCCGCTTCGCCGGGGCAATCCATGCTGGCATCCTCGCCCGGATAATAAGTCCCGATCACTTCCAGCTTGACGCCGGAAAGCTCAATTGTCGTGTGGATGGGCTGGCTCATTTGTCGTTTTCCTTGGTTCGTTTCGATGAATCAAGTATTGCACCCGCAATAACTATCGTCAACCCCATACGCTAAAAATATTCTTGCGCGACTATTGCGGGCGCTATATAGTGAAGGCCATGCAAAGGGGAACAACGATGGACTTTCAGAAATTAGTGACAGAAATCCTGGAAACCGGGATGACACAAACCGAGTTGGCAAAACGCTGTGGCCACGGGACAACCCAGGGTCACATCAGCGCCATTTATACCGGGCGGCGTGGTGATAAAGTCGGATATCAGCTTGGTGACGCGCTGGTCAAGATTCACCGCCGCGCCATGCGGACAAAGGTAGTGGGGTCAGGAAACGGCAGCGCATCGGACATGGATGTAGCAACCATCGTTAGCTGAAAGGGCGCGACGGGGAAAAGTGGACTAATGCGTGAGACGGGCTTGTGTTTGCCTACATTCCGGAATCATCGCCGGGTCGATCAGATGCGAGTGGCTGGCGTAACCAGCTCAACGATCAGCGCCTTGAGTCCGAACCATGGCAGCCCGTGCAATCACGGCAAGGTGCTGATCGTTGCGGCGAATGGTGGGCGACACGCTTAGACGCTGCGAGGTGTAGAGCGGAACAAGACGGCTGTGCCGTGCGGTATGCAGCCAAAACAATTGAACAAGTGCTGTTTCCGTCATGCCGGGATCGCATCCGGCCACCGCAACAATCGAGACTGCGCAAAGGCCAGCCCAGCGCAGCAACAAACGCACCGCACGGGATCGGGAAACCGACCGCAAATCGCGATCTGACGCCGCTTGCGACGGCAAACGGATATCGCCCTGCCGACGGGTTGGGAGTGGTGATTCAAGCATGACAGCCGGGAAAGACCGCACTATTCCGCATCAAATCCCCCCCATAAAAATATTGCGCTTGCAATTATTTCCGCTCCCCTGTAATCTGCATTTGTCCGCTGAAATTGGCGGCATTGGTTAATTTTTTGGGGGATTTTATGGACTATCAGCAATTCATTGCCGGGAAGCACTTCAAATCGGTTGATGCCGGTTTTGACTATGTTTGCAGCGAGTCGTGGCTGTTCGATTATCAGCGCGCCTGTGTCGAGTGGGCCTGTCGTCGTGGCAAGGCTGCGTTGTTTTTGGATACCGGACTTGGAAAAACCAACTGCGAGCTGGCATGGGCGCGGGCTGTGGCTGAGCATACCAGCAAGCCCGTCCTGATTCTGGCCCCGCTATGTGTCAGCGTCCAGATCATTCAAGAGGCGGCGCGTTTCGGGTTCGATGTTCACGGAGTCCGCGATGACAGCGAGATCCGCGAAACCGGAATCTACATCACCAACTACGAAAACATGCACAACATTGATACAGGGCGATTCTCGGGCGTTGTGCTGGATGAGTCGTCCATTCTTAAGGGCATGGCCGGGAAGATGCGGGCGATGATTACAGATGCCTTCCGCGACACCCCGTATCGACTGTCAGCCAGTGCGACGCCATCACCGAACGATTACATGGAGCTTGGCACGCAATGCGAGTTCCTGGGCATCTTGTCGCAAGTCGAGATGCTTGCCACGTTCTTCATTCACGACGGCGGAGACACGGCAAAATGGCGGCTCAAAGGTCACGGCCAGAAGAAGTTTTTCGAGTGGCTTGCATCCTGGGCTGTCATCATGCGCGACCCGTCCGCGTATGGGTTTGCGAAGAAGCCGGAACTGCCGCCGCTCAATATCCGCCAAGTCACGATCGACAGCGGCATCACTGACGGACTGCTGCCCAAACTGGCGCAATCGCTCGGTGATCGACTGACAGCGCGACGGGATACGGTTGCCGTGCGTTGCGCAGCAGCTGCTGAACTGGCGAATAGCATTGATGGGCCGGTGCTGGTCTGGTGCAATTTGAACGATGAAAGCCAGATGCTATCCGGGTCGATCAATGGCGCTGTTGAGGTGTCCGGCAGCGACAAGCCGGAAGTGAAGGAGTCGCGCATCATCGGATTCACGAACAACACGCACCGCGTCCTGGTCACTAAGCCAAAAATCGCCGGGTTCGGGATGAACTGGCAGCACTGTCACAACATGATATTTGTGGGCCTGTCCGATAGCTGGGAGCAGTATTACCAAGCTATCCGCCGCTGCTGGCGTTTTGGTCAGACGCAAACCGTCAACGTTTATGTGGTGACAGCCGACATCGAGGGCATGGTGGTGGAAAACATCAAACGCAAGGACGACCAGTCCGACCGGATGATGGATGAAATGGCCAAGATTGCGCCGCTTTATTTCAAGGACTTCTCCAAAGCGACGCGGGAGCTTGCGTCTTTTAAGTGCAAAGGAATCGCCAAACTCCCATCATGGATTTAATTGTTTATTGCCAATGTTTGTGTTATTGTTTGATCAACACAAACAAAGGTACAGAATCATGGAAAGTTGGGTTAGCGTTTGCGATGGGTGGTACGAGGTTAGCGACATGGGGAATGTCCGCAGATTAAAGCCGGGGAAGTCTACTTTTGTCGGTAGGCCTGTCATGCCTCTTGCGTCCGCTGGCGGGTATGCTCAGGTTTCCCTAAGGTCTGATACTGAGACAAAAAGGTGGTACTTGCATCATCTTGTCATGATCGCGTTTGTTGGGGATAGACCCGAAGGAATGGTCATTAATCACAAGGATGGAAATAAAACCAATAACAGGCTTGAAAACCTTGAATATGTAACGTACGCGGAAAACTCCCAGCACGCGAGGGAAAATCTTTTTTATAGACGAGGCCCAAAGATGGAAAAAAAACCATTGAAGGGCTTACCGAAAGGAGATGGCCACTGGACAAGGACAAATCCAGAAAAGATTGCAAGAGGCGGTAAAATGCCGCACTGCAAGCTGACTCCGGAAATGGTGGCCGAAGCAAGGCGTCGAGTAGCCGCCGGTGAAAAACAAATCACCGTAGCGAAAGAATTTAACATCTCAGTTGCTCAAATGAGCAGGATTATTAGGGGAATACGATGGACGTACCTGTGATTGACCAAATGCACGGAAACAACTTCAGCGTCTACAACACCGATTGCGTGGAGTTTTCTATGGGAATGCCTGATGAGTCTGTTGACTTCATTATTTATTCTCCTCCATTTTCAAGCCTTTATGTGTACGGATCGTCTGAGCGCGACATGGGAAACGCAGCAACCGACGACGAATTCTTCAAGCATTTCGGATTCCTGGTTCAACACATGTTCCGCATGTTGCGCCCAGGACGATTGATGGCGGTCCACTGCATGAACCTGCCGACCAGCAAGCAGAATGACGGGTTTATCGGAATCAAAGACTTTCGCGGCGATCTCATCCGGTCGTTTCAGTCTGCCGGGTTCATCTACCATTCCGAGGTTTGCATCTGGAAAGACCCGGTAGTGGCCATGCAGCGCACAAAGGCACTCGGGCTGCTGCATAAGACCATCAAGAAGGATTCCAGCATGTCGCGTCAGGGAATCCCTGACTATCTCGTTGTCATGCGTAAGCCTGGGGACAACGATAAGCCGATTGAAGGCGCGCTCAAGTATTTTGTGGGCGAGGATGCGCCGCGTGATTTCGTCGCCAATGATCGCGTTGATGGCAGCTTGGCATGGACTCCGACCGGCAATGCAACCCCGATTGATATTTGGCAGCGATATGCCTCGCCGATCTGGATGGATATCAATCAGACCCGGACTCTGCAGTTTCAAAACGCACGCGACAGCAACGACGAGCGCCATATCTGCCCGCTGCAACTCGACGTGATTGAGCGCGCCATGCAGCTGTGGACGGCGGACGGTGACGTGGTATTCAGCCCATTCACCGGCATCGGCAGCGAGGGCCATGTAGCGCTGCAAATGGGGCGCAAGTTCATTGGCACCGAACTGAAGGAGTCGTATTTTAAGATTGCCGCGCAAAACCTGATGGACGCCGAAAACGTCAGCCAGCAATCGTTGTTCTGAGTGGCTGAAAATAGTACAATAGCGATGCTGCCGAGGCGTGGAAACCGAGTCAGCATCCATTGAATGTGCCGGGCAAAAGCAAGGCTTTTGGTCTGTACCGTGTTTCACTTTATCGCGCCGCCCGGCACATTCCGCGA